TGAAAATGGGACTCACCCAAATAAATTAGAGACTATTTTTAAAAATTCCAGGGCTCTCGCCCTATAAAAAATAAATAGTTAATTTATAAGGGCTTCGAGAGCCTGAAAACGACCCGTCCCGGTCGTTTATACGCGTACGCGTAGTTGTGGAGCACATAGAAAACCTCCTAGTTTGAAGTCATCTGCTCCGGCATACCAAATTTCTAAACGAAAATCATCAGTAGCTGGGGTAAAACGTGATAAAGACATTACAATCTGTTCTTTATCCGTCATAGCGGAATTTCGGCTCATATTGGGTCGAAATTGTAAAGGATTCCTATCCGGAACTCGTACCTCCGCTATTGTTGAAACACGTTGATCCATCACTACAGCACCACGTGATGAATTTATTGCAAAAGATGCTAATGATAACGTGCTGGTATTACTTGTAATATAATTACAAATGCACATTGTGTCCACATTAGGACTATGAATTTTAATACAGTACCCTCCTGTATTACCCAAGAAGCCTGTGGCAAACCAACTTGGAAATGTCCAATAACTCGTGTAAACCACAGAACTTGTATTGGTATATCCACCTGGTAATACGGGCATAACTGGAGTAGTAACAAAGTTATTACCAGTTGGTACCTGCATGGTCATACCTACAGAAGAACGTCTAGTAAGATATTCTAAATTGTCGAAGCGTTCACCAAAATTTGCAATAGCTTGTTTACCATTACAAGATTGATTCACTACATCATACAAACTAAGATTCTTAACTGTTGGAACTCCTAGTGAGAAATTTGGACCTGCGCGATACCAATAATTCACTAAAGGAAAAACTGGAGTCGCTGAAGGACCAGTGGGTGCTGTTAACGAGAAATAAGTAATACGAGTATCAAGTAAATCTGGTGCTAAAACATTTAACATGGTAGTGGGTCTATAAGGATCACGATATAAGTAGGGAACTACTAACTCCAAACAAGTTGAACCAGCTGTTTCCATAACATGTGTAATATAATCACCATCCGTAGGAAATGTTAAAGGGACTGCTTGACCCGGTGCTACTATGACAATACCTAGACGCCATCGAATAAGAGCAGAGCTAACCACCTGAACACAAATTTCAATATCTCCTGTCCAATATTCGAAAGCTAGGGTAACAAAACCCATAGGAGTAATTTCATACTCATCTTCCGTAGATTGTTTATGAGCCGCAGTAGGAACTACACGGAAAACACCATCCAATGGAGCATTAGCTACCAACTGGCCCCACCGCCTAGTAAGATCATCAATTCGAGTATCTTTATCGTTGGCCATGGGTATATAACCTTCCTGAGTACTACGTTGCACTGCCGGATCAGAACCCAATCCGAAAGAAAAGTCCGGTTGTCCACCCATTAAGGCCGGATTAGTATGCATACGCATAGCTTCTATGGCACCTGGTTCCACCGGAGGACGAGAATAACCTAGAAATCGAGCGCTAGCAGCGCCTGCATTAAGTATTGCGGTAACAGGAACGCTCCAAGCGAACGGTATCATCTCGGCGATTCCAGCAGCATAACTCAAAAGTTTAGATGCACGATGAGGATCGACTTCCGCCTTACCACTCTGAGGAATAACCTGATTCAACTCTAAATTAGCAAGATGCATAAAGATTTGAATATTAGGTGCCTCTGGAGTAGTACCGGGTACACTGGTAGGTAAATTGATAATCGAGCTTTGGATAAACCAATTAACATTTGTACCACCTGTAACCGTACCATAGCGCCACTGCATAGGCCAAGGTAAAGTAATCGATTGAGTACTAGCCATAGATAGGTCCAGATCAACATGAGGTAATTGGGATGTAGTACAAAAATGATTGCTATTAATAATAGGAGAAGGACCGGTATTATCATATACGGTAGGTAATCGAGAGGGAATAAATGCTAAACGAATTAATCCCAACAATTGAGTACTACCAGTATAATTCACGGTTAACACAACATCACTACGGTATAATCCCCAGTGATCCATTACTCTTGGTACATCTGGTAAAGCTCTATACCAATTAATTAGTTGAGCTTGAAATAAGACATTAGTTGGACCATTAAACACCTGTCTTGGTCGAGAAAAGAAGTTATTCAGTTGAAACTCATTACTAACCTCACGCAAATCCATCTGTCCAGCAGTATATAGCTGTTTCTCTATAGATAGACCTCCCATGTTTACTACGTCTTCGGGTACGACGGTTTCCGATACAGGGTCACTTGCGTTGACACCCTGTTGCATCGACACGGATGCTTGGATATAATCTGTATTATTATTTTCAGTAGAACGTTTATAACTCGAAATGGCTGTTCTAGACCATTTGGAGGTTTGACCAGATTGGTTAATGACTTCTCCACTCACATCCACGATCTCTAAAGCTTGGTCAGACTTAGACTCTAGGGGTATGAGGGAACTTGTATTCCAACTTGTGAATAAATCCAATTTGTATTCAATCAACAAGTCGTTATACGTGAAAAATTTTTCATTAGGAAACTCTACCTTGAGAATTGCTAGCAATTCATCAAATTCGTGTTCACTGTGTAAAAACATTTCACGCAGCATAGAACGCGCGGTCATAAGATCGCGTTCCCGCTGAGGGATGGTGGTTTTAATAGAATAACAAGCCATTCGCCAGATAACTTCCTTCTCTATTGGGGCCCAACATAACCCCTTATCAAATTTAACGGTACGTTTCAGAAACGTCAATTTGATGGGTAGAACCAACGGAATATTAGTAGACTTATCACCCGCCGTGATAACATGTCCTAAGTCCTTGGCTCTAGCTACAACCTCCTTAGGAGTAACTAAACAATACGGTGAAAAATTAGTTTTATTGTCATCACCACAATTCTGCACACGCACCAAATCACGAAAATTTTCACGATGAGATCCAGCCATAGCATAGTAAATAATGAGTTTATTCGTAATTGAATTAGCAATAATGGTATCCCAACGTCCGGAATTTAAACCTGCTTCATGCACATAGAAAACTTCCCCTCCCATTATCAAATAATAGGACGAAGCCATCTTAATAATACGACGTACACAAGTGGCATCATATTCATTGTAACCACATTTAAGAGCCAAATGATACATAAAATCGGCATAAGCGCCGTTTAATGTACTCGTTTTGAGATCCATGGCTTCATGATCTGCATCAAAAGCTAAAGGTTGATCACTATTAACTGACGTAAACTCCAAGAATGCTTCTTGCATTTGTTTCGACGAAGAACAATTTAATGCAACATAGGCTCCACTTCTATCAGGATTAGCGATTAAATGTGAAATCAAAGGTAACATATACATTCTTCCAACCACATTCAGAGCATAATTTCCCACATAAAAATATCGTCCTTTTCCAACTGACGATTTCTTAGCAGGATAAACTTCATCTTTGACAACTGCTTTTACGACTTGCGGTTGAATAGGTGCCTCGAAGTTTCGAATATTATCCAACACAACTTGTATTTGCTCCAAAACAACAGGATGTACTTCATACTTTTCATCGTCTATCTTCGTGAATCCATTAGCCTTCGTTACACCTAAAAAGGCTAATTGCGCACCCATACCAGATTCTGCATTTCGTCCACCCATATATATATTTAGAGGGTCTCCACAAATTCCTCGATAAATATCTAATGGTTCCAAAGGATGAATAGGAACTGGAATCTCCTTCAACATTTCCCCAATCGCAAGTTTAATGCGTGAATGATTAATTAAAGTATCCTTAAAAATCATTTTCCGCAAGCGAATCAACGTAGGAGAAACCCAATCACTAGGAACTTTAGGATCACCTATACACTTTGCCTTCCCAGCATACGGTTTCCCATATTCTTCATCCAATCTATGCGAAAATAAATCGTGTAAAGTTGTTGGTTGGCAAGACATCCTCTCTCTATCCATTCTATTATAATGACAAATAACTTCATGATTTGAAAGGATTAAAGGATTCTCATATTTCACGTACTTAGTGCTATCACTTCCAGGATGACCTCCCTCTGGTAAGGTTTTAAACATCTCTGGTATCTCTTTAGATTGACTTATAATAATTGGCGTAGGAAACTTACTAATTAAGGCGGATATTATAGTACGCGACAATGGTTCAATAACACGTTCTCCAGATTGAAGATAACCTGAATGAAATCCAATTAAAACTCCTCCAGAAATTAATGGTAAACCACAATCACCTTCTTCAGATGGATATTCTGAAGTATAAATCTGATCACTACGATACGTGGCTAAGGTAAAATCACGTTCCGTATTCCTCCAATAACAACGACCAGACTTGCTCAAACCATTCTGGACTGTACTAAAAGCATATCTGTTAGCGCCTCCTACAGTGATATTTACATAACATGAGTCACGTCCATAAGTTAATACCTTTTCAGGTATCAATACATGTCTAGTAGTCACACCATTAATCTCAAACTCGTAAACATCACTACTCAACGAATTAGGCAATACTAAATGTGCATTTAATACAAGCAATTCTGGACTTATCACTATGAAATGCGCATGTCGCACAATCTTACCATCGTTCAAAACACGCACGTTTCCATAATACTTAAAATCGCCTCCAGTAATCCAAGGGAGAGTAGTAGCGGTCACCGGGGCGACATATTTCTCTTCCTTTACCAAGTCAACGACTTTTGTAATTCTAGCTTCACTTGAAACACCACGCATGTACCACGCGGCAATAACTCCAACACCAATCAATACTGCGGCAAATGCAGAGACAGCAATTGCCAAGGTTTTAGGTGAACCAACACTCAGTGAAACTGGTACTGAATACCCTGCACCTTGATGAACTATTTCACCTATATCAACCAGTCCACGATGATGATGGGGTTCATGATCTTCGTGGAAAGATTTACAAATATCACATAAATTAGTGACAGATGCCTTAGGATCAAACTTAGCCCTTAAAGTCTCTATTCTCTTTACCGTATAATTAACGGCTTGCTCAATCGTACTACACAAAATATCGCCTTTCTCAAGAGGGGAATTAAAGAGCAATGTTGTTCCGTTGATCTTCAACGTACTAAAACGATAATACACATCGTTTCTATTCCATGGAATTTGATTATCCGCGCGATAAACTGAATACGCCTCCTGCGAATTACAACCAGCAGCTTCTACAAGCTCACGTTTCCAATGAATATATAACATTCGATATCGACGAGCCAATTTCGAACCATCGGCTGCTGACGTGGACATACCGTACGCATGATTATTACAACTAACTAAAACGACATGGGGTCGAATATTGTTATTGTGCTTATCACTAATAGCGGCCATATTTAAATCAATTCCTCCTGATTCAATGAGAGATTGCAATAAAGGAGCATAACGCGCCGTAGCGAATTCCTCCTTAGTAGAGAACGCATCGTTTATTTCAACAATATATGGCAAAGCCGGTTTATTTTGAAATTCCTGTTCACTATTATACTTCATCTTGATAGAAACATCTTGAGAAATATTATTACGCATCTTCATCATAGCTTCAAGTGCGGTTGAAAACTGAGTTTTTCCCGTGCCAGGAGGACCTTGTATAATTAGTCCATATGCTTCTGGAGTAGGGGGATGATACTTTTCTTTAACGCGAGCAAGAAAACCAATCATTTCCGAATATCTGTCTTTTACAAACGGATTTTTGGTATTAAAGGCTCTCTTTTCCATAACTTGGGCACGCATAATTAATTGATGGAAATCACCATAACCATTATCCATCTTACGTAAATCATCATTCAATTCACCAAGTTCCTGATAAATGGCGTCTTCGTAATTATGTTCAAAGAAACTATAAGGATCTCCAGTCCTAGTATATTCCTTATGACGATTTTCAACATATTGTCCTAAGGAAACCATGGCAGTTAAACCATCAACACCCTCTTTAAGATTGTGAGCCAGATAAGCAAACACATTTGCACTAGCTAACTCAGTAGCTTTGGGCTCTCGAAACATAAGAGAGGTGGATAATCTAACAAAGAGCGATAGAGTTCTCTCAACCATTGGAGACTTTAATACTCTAAGAGAGTCATCAGACATGGATTCATTGACTACCTCACCATGTATCCAGGCTTGAAAGTCAAATAAACTAACCCAAGTCTGAGAACATAAATATTGACCCAATGCACCTATACCACCAAAATCTGCTAATAAGTGTGACAAAAAGGGGTCCTCCATTAATTCCATCGTATTGAAAATTAACTTGAGAGTGGAATCACTAGTAAAAAATCTACATATTTTACAAGCAAATGAAAAAGTTAATAGTTTCACATACCTTTGACACCACTCAAAGTTACCAAATACAGAAATGAACATCAACTTAATAGGTGCCGAAACTAATTTATGAAAATGGCCTGCTCCATCATCAGATTCTGAAAGAGCACGATCATCTTCACCATAACTAGAGACACTATAACGAATGCCATCAATATAGGATGGTGGAGGAATAACGGGAGAACTTACACCAGCGCCTTGGTGTATCACGGGGGGGGATAATTTCCGCTTCTTCTGTGCGGCAAAAATATCCCGGTATAAACGACTAATTTCATCGATTCTCTCCAACCGAGAACCCTTCATATTATACCATCGGCCCTTAAAGGTGTTGATATCTATATCATGATCCTGGGCTAAATCACAATACACGGGATACCACGCCTTTGAGATTTTTGCATGCACAGCCAAAAATCTCCTCATACGTACGAGACGCCTCTCGAACGTTCCACGCAACGTCATCCAATGAAGTTCAAATTCTTTAACATCCAAACCTACAACTTCATCAATGAGCGTCTCATAGGCCTTCTTATATTCAGAGAAATCCACATGATCTTCACGATCTATGAAATAACGTCGTTTATAAGAACCTATTTTCTCTTCATACGAACCATTGAGTTCCATCCATCGCTTCTTAAAAATGGAAATCTCAATGTCAGTCTCGCGTAAAGCTCGTCTAGCTTTATGGGACTGCAACATTCGTGTGCGTCTACGTCTACGCATCTTATCACGGGGGGTACCCACGTCTTGGGTACGAGTGGGTCCAATTAAAATCTCAATGGGCCAGTAGGGGTAATTACACTGATCAAATTCGAAATCATTATCGATTTCGCGTTGAACAGGTTTAGTGTAGAGATTTTTAACTGGACGATAACGTTCTGCCTCGATTTGTGCGTCTTCTCGAGCGGTAGAACGGAGGCCTTTAGATAAATGATAAAGGCTTAAATCATTAAGCTTTCCTTTTTGAAAAGTGCGCAATGTGCGATACGGATTGTAAAAATTACGAATACCGCCGCTAGTGTTTAGGGAGGCCAAAGGGGGTTTCCTTTGGTTGTCAGTCATGGCGCAGTAAAGCTAAGGGGGCTCGCCAATCCAGGCGAAGGGGGGGTCGAGGTGAACTCCACTAACGTAGGAGGTCCCTTCTACCTCACGCTGATTGAGATCTTTATATCTCTCTAACGGTTCACATACATATATATAGCTACAGGATTACCCTCAATAAATTGCTATTAAGATTTCTCTTAATAATTCCTCTGGAGTAAAATAACTCTCGCTACTGTACAGTAGTTTAGAATAGGAATATGCACCATACTATATATACGACATTCAAGTAGATCATCTATCTACAGGTCGTTTGGGCCTCACAGGCGGCCACTACACCTTGGGTAAATCTTCCTTAGGTTACCAAAGCCTAACATCATCTTTTTGCATACATCCACGTTCTTTAAATCCTGACCAAGGATCCGTATAAATGTATGTTTTTATTTTATTTTAATTTTTAATTTTGAATTTTATTATATAAATAATTTGATAAATAAGAACGAACACACAATTTTAACAAACAATAAATAAATAAATAAATAGAAGCATAATACGTACTTAAAAAGTACAAACCTAGCTTCTCCCCAATACATGCCGGTTTCCACATGTATATTGCACTTCATGCAACTCCATTTGAATTTGAATATGAGAAAGGGGAAAGGAAACACCGGTGTCGGTTAGACCATACTACCAATGTTCCCGAGTGGAAAGATAAAGATTCTCTGATTTCAGAGTAAGAAATT